ATCAAATATGATCAGAAAGTCCTTGCAGAGTTAATTAACAAACACTTCCCAGATTGGCGTAGAGTTCTTAATGAATGTCAAAGGTACTCTGTAGGTGGTGAAATAGATAGTGGAGTTCTTGCATCTTTTTCTGATGTTGCTGTAAATGACCTTATCATTCATCTCAAAAGTAAAAACTTTCCTGAAGTCAGAAAGTGGGTGGTCTCCAACCTGGACAACGATCCTGGTGTCGTTCTTCGTAGGGTTTATGACTCCTGTTATAGTTATCTTTCACCCCAAACTATCCCTTCTGCCGTTCTTATTATTGCTAAGTACCAATACCAAATTGCGTTTGTTGCTGACCAAGAAATTAACCTCTTAGCAGCATTAACTGAGATTATGGTGGAGTGTAGTTTTAAATAAAATGTTTATAAATAAATTAGGGATTGTCACACAACACACATCCCACACAAAAAACAATTACCGGAGAAACTATGAGTAATCCTTACGAGTTAAGGCTGGATCTTTTTAATTCAGCTAGAGATCTTTTAGTAGAAAGATATAATGCTGCTGAACGAAGATATGATGCAGCATATAATAGGTTTATGGAAGAGAAAGAAAGGTATATTACCTTGAAAGAGCAAGGTAAAGAATGTGGGGAATATCCCAGTGTAAACCTTCCAGTCTATCCAATTTTTCCTAGTGATGAAGATATAACAAATCTTGCTTATCACATTAAAAACTTTACAATGGATAAAGAAGGAGTGTAGTTTTAAATGGTAGAGTATAAATTAATTACAGATTTTCCCTCAGCAAAAGAAGGTGAAATTCGTATGAAAAAATACAAATGCAAAGGAAAACAAAGAACTGAATTTTTTATATTAATTGATGGTAAATGGAAATATTATCCTGTTCCGGAAGAATATAGAAAACCTCCTGGAGGTGCATCTCCTGTAGGTACTATTAAGGAAGATTATAGAGATGGAAAACTTTCTAGAATTCGTCAAAAACAAGAAGATGGTTCTTGGAAAACTATAGAAAGAGGTCGTAAGGGAGTTAATGCTTTGCCAGAAGGCACAATTCGTTACAGGGGTAATAAAACTATTCAAAAGCAGGGGAATGAGTGGGTAGTAATTCATCGTAAACTTCCAAAACATGCATATCCAGAAGGATCTGTTCGTGTTAAAAATTGGAATAATCGTAAATGTATTACTCAAAAAAAAGAAAATGGAAAATGGGTGACTGTATACAAAGATAAATCTGAGTATATAATTCCACCCAACACTCCAATTGGAAAATATGGACCAAGACCAGAACTTAGAAATTTAATTTATGGAATTGGTGAAAATGATGTAATGATACCAGAATTTACTAACACAAGAACATGGAGAACATGGGTAGGGATTATTAGGAGAACTGATTATCGTGATCCTAAATGGATGAAATATCATCCTTCATATGAAGGTTGTACTCTTGATCCAAGATGGTATAAATTATCAGAATTTAAAAAGTGGATTGAGCAATGGGAAGACTATCAAAATAAAGAAGTTGATAAAGATATTTTAATTCCTGGTAATAAAATTTATGGACCAGATACATGTTTGATGGTGAGACCTATAGTAAATTCTTGGTTTATGCCTACTAATTTAGAAAATAATGGAGAACTTCCTGTAGGAGTTAGTTGGAACCCTTCTTGGAAAAAAAATAAAAGTCCTAATCCATATAAAACCCAAATTAGTCTTATTGGAAAAAAAAGAATTTATTTAGGAGTCTATGCTACAATAGAAGAAGCATCTGCTTCTTACGAAAAAGTAAGAAAAGAACAAATTCAAATTCTTATTGAAACTGAAACTGATCCTAGAGTTATAAAAGCAATGTTAGATCATGAATTTAAATGAAATCTATTAAAACCCCCCTTAGATACCCTGGAGGAAAGTCCAGGGCAGTTCCAAAACTGGCACAATATCTTCCTGACCTTAAAGATTATAATCAGTTTAGGGAACCATTTCTTGGTGGTGGAAGTGTTGCAATTTATGTTACTAAACAATATCCAGATTTAGATATTTGGGTAAATGATCTTTATGAACCTTTGGTAAACTTCTGGCAGCAACTCCAGATGTTTGGTGTTGATATTACTAATGTTCTTATGTCTCTTAAGAGAACTTGTGACACACCAGATAAAGCAAGACAACTTTTCTTAGTATCTAAGGATAAAATCAACAACAATAATCTATCAGATTTTGATCGTGCTCTTGCTTTTTATATTGTTAATAAGTGTTCTTTTAGTGGTCTTACTGAGTCATCTTCTTTTTCAGCACAGGCATCTGACAATAACTTCAGTATAAGAGGTATAGAGAAACTACCAGAGTATTCTAAACTTATTGGGAAGTGGCGTATAACTAATTATTCCTATGATTATTTGATGGATGGAAATGAGGGTGCTTTTTTGTATCTTGACCCTCCTTATGATATTAAGGACAATCTCTATGGCAACAAAGGATCAATGCACAAAGGATTTGATCACGATAAGTTTGCTACTGATTGTGACTCTAATTTTATGGATATGATGGTAAGTTATAATTCAACTCAACTTATTAAAGATAGATTTAAAGATTGGAAAGCAATTGAGTTTGCTCATACTTATACTATGAGGTCAGTTGGGGATTATATGAAAGACCAACATGAACGAAAAGAATTGATTTTGATTAATTATGAGTTATGAATTGAAGGATTGGTTGAACTCAATTAACCAAACCAAAAAGAATATTATGGACGAAGATCCTTCCTCTATAAAAGATTATGCACCCTACATTATTAACAGATGTCTATCAGGACATATTGATTGTTTAATGTATTCTAATGAGATGAATAAGTATCCCTCATTAGATAAAAAGTTACAATATGATTTTTTTATAAATATTGTTAGAAACAAGAAGAGATTCTCTCCTTGGTTAAAGCAAGAAAAAATCAAAGACCTTGAAGTAGTTAAATCTTACTATGGATATAGTAATGAGAAAGCAAAGCAAGCTTTGAGAATTCTGTCTGAAAAACAACTTAATTTTATTAAACAAAAACTTGAAACTGGAGGAAGGAAATGAGTGTTGTTAATGAGCCTGAAGTGAAATGGTCCCCAGACCAAATGGTGGAAGTAAGTTTAAATGAACCAGATGATTTTTTGAAAGTTCGTGAAACCCTTACAAGAATTGGGGTTGCATCACGTAAAGAAAAGAAAATCTATCAATCTTGCCACATTCTTCATAAGCAAGGTAGGTATTATCTTGTTCACTTTAAAGAATTGTTTGCCCTTGATGGTAAGCACGCAAATCTTACTTTGAATGATATTCAAAGACGTAATAGAATTGTTCAACTTATTGCTGATTGGGGTCTGGTTACTGTTCTGAATCCAGAAAAGATTACTGATATTGCTCCACTTAATCAAATTAAAGTTCTTGCTTATAAAGAAAAGGATGAGTGGATTTTAGAAACTAAGTATAATATTGGTGCTAAAAAGAAAAAAGTAGAAGAAACTGAATAAATATTATTGAATATTGTTGCTGCTGGGGGAAGGATGGTCACAGTCATCCATTCCCCCCTTTTTTATAAATATCTATAAAAGCAATAGATGAAAACATATAAGGGATTCTTTGGGGAATCCATATCATTTCAAATACATGATACTTTAAACCCTACATTTTGGGATGGTGAAAAATTACGTCCAAAAGTTAGGATTCAACTTAAAAAGATTGCTGCTGCTTGGGTAGATTATGTTGGAATTGATAAAGGTTCAGTAGAAGATATTTTACTTCTTGGTGGTAATGCTGGATATAACTATACAAAATATTCAGATTTAGATTTACATGTTGTTATTGATAAAAGTAAATCTCCAAATTGTCCAGAACTTTTAGATGATTATTTCAAAGATAAAAAACAACTTTGGACCTTGACTCATGATGTTACAATTTATGGACATGATGTAGAACCTTATATTGAAGAAGTTGGGAAGAAAAGAAGAAAAAATCAAGGAGTGTATTCTGTAAAGTATAATAAGTGGGTAGTTTTCCCAGGCAAGTTTGATGGGACTATTGATAGAGACTTGCTAAAAACCAAAGTTGATGATATGATTGGTAAGATTAATAGTGTGATTAACCACTCAAATAATGTCTCAGTATTAGAAAGTCTTTTGAAAAAGATTAGAGATATGAGAAATTCTGGACTAGACAAGTCTGGTGAGTTTGCCTTTGAAAATCTTGTTTTCAAAGAACTAAGAAACAAAGGTTACATAGACAAACTTGCAGATCACATTTTAAAATTACAAGATAAAACCCTTACATTGGAGAATTATGTCTGTTAAACTTTTGATTTTAAAATCCTATGAGGATGTAATTGCAGAAGTTACTGAGATTTTTAATGGGATTAAAGTTACTCATTATGAACTTAGTAATCCTTATGTAACTCGTCTTGATACTGATAAAGTAACTTTTTATCCTTATGCAGCATTGTCTAAAGATAAAGTTATTACTATTTCAACTGATTGGGTGGTTACTGTTGTAGAACCACTTGATGAACTTAAAACATCTTATTTGGAGAAATTGAATGCAAAACTTGAAGATTCTAATCCTGAAGAATGATTCCATTCTTATTACTGAAATTGATGTTTCTGATGCTGCAACTTATGATATGAGGAAGTGGCCAGTCTTTACTGATCAGAAAGAACTTATGATTCATTCTGATTCTATCTTTACTATTGTTGATCCAAAACCAGATCAAATTGAACTTTATTTGAAAACTATTAAATGAAATATTATACTAATGTAGTTCTTGTTGGAAATGAAATACTTTCCAGAGGTTTTGATAATGGTGAGCATTTTAAGAATAGGGAGCCTTTTTACCCTACTATTTTTGTTCCCAGTAAAAAGAAAACAAAATATAAGACCCTTGAGGGTACTTATGTTGATGAAATTAAACCTGGAACTATTAGAGAAACAAGAGAATTCATTAGTAAATATGAGAATGTAGATAACTTTGCCTTGTATGGAAATACAAGGTACATCAATCAATATATTTCAGAAACATATCCTGGTGAAGTAAAGTTTGATATTACTAAAATTAAACTTATTACAATTGATATTGAGGTAGCATCTGAGAATGGATTTCCAGATGTTCAATCTTGTGAAGAGGAACTTCTTACTATTTCTATTCAAGATTATGCTACCAAAAATATTCTTACTTGGGGTGTTAGACCATTCATCAATACAAACTCAAATGTTAATTATTCTCAATGTAATGGTGAAGCAGACCTTTTAGATCAGTTTATGTTTTATTGGGAAAGTAATCACCCAGAAGTAATTACTGGATGGAATTCTGAATATTATGATATTCCATATGTTTATGGACGTCTTTGTAAAGTTCTTGGAGAGAAAGTTGCCAAACAAATTTCACCTTGGGGTATTGTAACTGAAGGAGAAGTTATTGTTAATGGTAGGTCTAATAAGGTTTATGATATTGCTGGTATTACTCAACTTGATTATCTGACCCTGTATAAGAAGTTTACTTATACCAATCAAGAATCTTATAGGTTGGACCATATTGCTAAGGTAGAACTTGGACAACAGAAGTTGGATCACAGTGAGTATGATACCTTTAAAGAGTTCTATACTAAAGATTGGCAGAAGTTTGTAGAATACAACATCAAAGACGTAGAACTTGTTGACCGTTTGGAAGACAAGATGAAACTAATTGAACTTGCTATTACTATGGCATATGACTCAAAGGGTAACTATAATGATGTATTCTATCAGGTAAGGATGTGGGATTCCATCATCTATAACTATCTGAAGGAGAGAAATATTGTTATCCCTTTTAAGAAGGAAAATAAAAAGGACCAGAAGTATGCAGGAGCATATGTAAAGGATCCTATTGTTGGTAGGCATGATTGGGTGGTGTCATTTGACCTTAATAGTCTGTATCCCCACCTGATTATGCAGTACAATATTTCTCCAGAAACTTTGATAGAAGATAAGTTTTTGAATATTTCTGTTGATAAGGTTCTTAAAAAACAAATTAGTATTCCAAAAGATTTTCCATATGCAGTTTGTGCTAATGGGTCTATGTACAGGAAAGATGTACGTGGATTTCTTCCTGAACTAATGGACAAGATTTATCAGGATCGCACTATTTACAAAAAGAAGATGCTTGCTGCCCAACAGCAGTATGAAAAGACCCCTACCAAAGAATTGGAAAAGGAAATCTCTAGATGTAAGAACATTCAGATGGCTAGGAAGATTCAATTGAACTCTGCCTATGGTGCTGTTGGTAATGAGTATTTTAGATACTATAAGTTGGAGAATGCTGAGGCAGTTACTCTTTCTGGTCAAGTTTCAATTCGTTGGATTGAAGATAGGATAAACATTTACATTAACAAAATTCTTAAAACAAAAAATGTTGATTATGTTATTGCTTCTGATACTGATTCTATCTACCTTAATATGGGTCCTTTGGTGGAGACTATATTCAAGGGAAGAGAAAAAACTACTGAGAGCATTGTTTCGTTCCTTGATAAGATCTGTAAGGTGGAACTTGAAAAATATATTGAGAGTTGTTACCAAGAACTGGCTGACTATGTGAATGCATATGACCAGAAGATGCAGATGAAGAGGGAGAATATTGCTGAAAGGGGTATTTGGACTGCTAAGAAAAGATACATTTTGAATGTTTGGGACTCAGAGGGTGTTAGGTATTCTGAACCTAAACTTAAAATTATGGGAATGGAGGCAGTAAAATCTTCAACTCCTGCACCTTGTAGGACTATGATTAAAGAAGCATTCAAGATTATTATGACTAAAACTGAAGATGATATGATTGAATATATCAGTAACAGTAGAAAGTATTTTTATAGTCTTCCCCCAGAAGAAATTTCTTTCCCACGATCAGCTAACAATATCAATAAGTACAAATCCCATAGTATGATTTATAGTAAGGGGACACCCATTCACGTGAGGGGAGTTCTGCTGTATAATCACTATATCAAGGAGAATAA